TAGTAGGTATTATAGAACATTGTGGAATTGAACCAAAAGTTGCCGTATTAGTAAAATTAACATTTGAAGTTATACTATCTACTGACATATTAACTGTATCTACAATTGTTCCCGTGATTTGGTATGCACTTGTAATATCTTTATTATTCATGTTTAAATCTTGTGATGCTATATTTCCTAAATCCATAACTTGGGCTAGTGTTTGAGATCCACCACCACCTGTTCCAATTGTTTTAGCCAGTTGTGTGACTCTATTATTTAACATAAAATTTGATGTAGCCATATATATATTATAATATAATATATTATATATATTATTTTAAATTTAAAAAAAAAATAATTTAAATAATCTATTTTAGATTATATGATAATAGATTTATTAAAATCCAAAGGTATAAAAGATAGTTCAATTAAATTGTATCTATCTAATTTGAAAAGACTTAATAATAATAATGATATTAAAACATTAACTTTTTTAAAAAATAGTAAAAAAGTATTAGACTTTATTAATAATAAATCAGAAAATACTAAAAGAACTTATTTAATTAGTATATGTACTGTATTAAATCTTGATCCAAAATATAAAAAGAATTATGATGAATATTATAAATTATTAAAAGAATCTAATGGACTATTAAAAAATAATACTACTAAATCAGAAAAGCAAGAAGAAAATTGGATGGAACAAGATGAAATAACATCTATATATAAAAATATAGAATCAGAAGTAGAAAAATTCAGAACTAAAAAGAAATTAAATGAATCAGAATATAATATATTATTAAATTATGTTATATTATCAATATACACATTAATACCGCCACGCCGTTCATTAGATTATATTAAAATGTTAATTGGTAATGATACTAATAAAGATTTTAATTATATTGATATTAATGATTCAAAATTTATATTTAATAATTTCAAAACGGCGGGCACTTATAAAACACAAATTATAGATATTCCTAATAATTTAATGAGTGTTATAAAATTATATTTAACTAAAAGAAAAGGTATAAAATCAAAATTACCATTTTTAGTAAATTTTAAAGGTGAGCCTTTAACAACATCATCACAAATGACAAGAATATTAAATAAAATATTTAATAAAAAGGTTAGTGTATCTATGTTAAGAAATATGTTTCTTACTAATAAATATAAAGATATAAATAAAGAAAAAATAGATGATGCTACCGCGATGGGCACTTCTTCCTCAAATGCAGATAATCAATATATAAAACTTGATTAATAATATATATTATAATATATATGATTAAAAAATATATTAAATTATTTGATGAATTAATTTATACATCTATTCTTTTATTAATTGGTGGGTCTCCTTCTATTTATTTAATATATTTAGGTTTGAAAGATAGATAATGGAACTTATGGAAGTATTTTTACTATTATTTTTTTAAATTTATATAATTATAATTATTATTATTTATATAAATTTATTATATCAAAATACTTCCATAAGTTCCATAATTAAGACACAAAAAAAAGAAACTTTTTCATAAAATTGTGTCATTATGGAAACCATCGGACCATTAAACAATCATAATTTGTATTAAATTTCTCACATCCCTCATTTAGAATTCGTTCAACATCATCTAAGTTATAACCTTTTTCAATTAATTTAATTACACAAACACAATATCTACCACATGTATTAATATACGGTAAGTCTTCTTGATATTTAATTTTATTAAATGATGTATTAAACCCGTCTTTCTTTGCTTGATTTAATAGTCTAGTTAATTCATTAGTTTCTTGATTTAACATTTTTCTTACTGAATTAGGTATAAATTTCCATTCACCATCGGGTTTTACACCATAAGAATCGAAATAATAAATATTATTTTTAAATCTTACAAGGACTGTCCAGTGTCCTGAGTTTTTAGCTTGTTCAATAAGTATTAATCTATAATCAAAATCATTAGGTAATAAATCAATATTATTAGGTATAAAATCAGTTATAGAATTATATTCTTTTAATTCTGAATATTTCATTATTTTATTCATATCAAAATTATTGAAAAATCTTGAAAAATCATCTGAACTAATCATCTCATTTAATTTTTCTTTATAATAATTTAATATTTGTTCTTTATTATATTTATCCATTATATATAATTATATATTATTTTTTTTCAAATAATAATTTTACTGTTACTGTGTTTCCACTACCTAAAATAAAAGCGTTTAATTGACCGTCTCTACCTCTCCAAAATAAACTTACATCAATATTAGTTAATGGTGTCGATCCTAATAATTGAATACGTCTATATTCAGCACTAGGAACATAATATATATATGGTTTATATCCTGATAATGAAGTATCAGCACAAAAATCAGTAATAATTGGAAATACAACATTATTTTGTTGACCTGTTAGTGTTGTCGCATATCCATTAATATCTGTAGATTTTACTGTTCCACTAACGGCATTTGGTGAAACTGGTAAAGATGTTGATGTAATAACCATGGATGTGACTGGGTTCCATTGTGAAACTGTTGAATATTCTTGATAAATAACTAATGCAGTATATTGATATGTTCCATCATCTGGAACACTAGTAGGAGGAAAAGGTGATGTATTATTTAATCCAAATACATTTGTTATTAATTGATAATTAAGACCATTTGGATCAGATATTTTATTAACATAATATGGGAATGAACTAAATAAACCAGCCGTTGCAACGTTAAAAAATATTCCAATTTGTGGATCAATTATATTTGTATCATCATAATAATCTTGATCACAATATAAAGAAATTGTTTTATTATCTGGGTTAAAAATCATTGTTGGTGGAAATGTTAGATCTTGAATAGTTTGGGGAAGTAATGCGAAAGCATCTTTAAAACATAAATTAAATAAATATACTACATATTGATATGAATATACATCATAATATAAATTTAAATTTGATTGAATACCACCGTTTAGACTTGGAGCGGTTGGTACTGGGGTTACTTTAGATTGTGGGATATAATTTAAATATGCTTGATATGGTGTTCCACTATATACTAAAGTTACAGAATAAATTGAAAGATTAGAATCATCAGAGTCTGGTTGTATTTCACATCTCCAAATTGGTAATGAAGAAGTATCGGCGGTCCATCTAACAACACTTAAATTATAATTAGAAGGTTCTAATAAAAAGGCTTGTTGTCTTGATTCTGTATATTGTGCATGATTAGTATTAATATTAACATTTTGAAAATTAGATATTAAAACATCATAATAAAGTAGATTTGGACTAGTCATATATATATATTATAATATAAATAGATTTATTTATATTATAATTTATTTAATAAATATAATTATTAAATTTATTTAAGCAAGTCTAATAAGATTATATTCAATTAGTTCAACAGTAAGATTACTTACTAAAGTATTATATAACAAATTTATTTTTGTATTAAGTATTCCATCACTTATAAATGGACATGAAAAATTAATAACATCATTATTTGAAGAAGAACCACCATTACAAGCAATACCCGCAGTTAATGTTGAACCATTTGCTAAAGCAAAACGAGTAAGATTAGTAATAGCAAAAGTATCAGTAGTTGTATATGAAATAGAAACACATAAATAATAAACTCCAGCGGGAATTATATCATCAACAGTATATAATGTATGATAACTACCATCATTTAAAGAGAGAGAAATAGTATCTGATGTAAAATTTGATAATACATATCCAGTCATAGTAGGATCTGTAATTGTTGATAATGTTGTATAAGTTGATTTTGGTGGTTTTATAACATTAACCATTTGATCAAACATATTAATAGTAGCATTAGAACCACCAGAAAGAGTAAGCCCAGTTGTTCCACCGGCATAAATAGGACCACCAACGGTTAAAGAACCAGTCCCAGTTAAACTTATACTTTTAGATGATGTGTTTCCATATCCAAGAACCACATCAAGGGTTGGTGTGACACTATCGGCACTATCAAGAAGACCAGCATTTAAGGCTTGTAAATAAGACATAATATATATATTATTATATATATATTATATTTAAATATTTTTTTAATTAACCAATTCTAGTAAGAGAATAACCAATATCAGTAATAACACTATTAGAAAAATTAATGTTATATACGAAATTTATCATATTTTTAGTATCACCATCACTGATAAAAATTACATTCAAATTAAGCACACCTTCATTTAATGATGAACCAGTATAATTTGCAAGTGTAGGTTCTAAGTCTAATTGATCATCAGAAATTCCAATATAAAATTTACCACCATCTACAACACTAGCAACCCCTGAAGTTTGATAATTAAAAATTGCGCTTAATGTATAAATACCCGCTGGATATTCAATATCATTAAAATATAATTCATTCCATGTATCAGGAGTACCATCTAGATACCAGCCCGTCGATGAATATTCAAAATATTGATATCCAGCACTTGTATTAGATGTAATAGGATATTCTATAGTATTATAAGTATATGTTGATACTTGATTAGTTGGATTAATTAATCCGGCGTTTAGTGCTTGGAGATAAGACATGTATATATAATATTATATATATTTATAATAATTTATTTTTTATTAGAAAATATAAATTATTTTAATAAAATAAGTAATCTAAACTAGATTATTATATGAAATAATCTAATAATAGATATATATAAGGAATAATTTATAAATTATTCCTTTATTTAATCTTATATAGATATTTTATTTTAAATAATCTAACTTAGATTAAATAAAATCATGAAATAATCTATAAATTATATATATTTAATTAATTATATTAAAAAAAAAATAATAATTTAAATATATATAATATTAATATATATATATGTCCGAATTTAAGTCCGTCCTTATTGAAGATAACCTAACTGGTCTTCTAACATCTGAAATATCATTTGGTGTTCAATCTGCTGGTAAAGCAAATTACCAACAATTTGCTGCCACTAGTGTTTCTAATTCTACAATTCAATTTAATGCACAAGTTCCAAATCAAAGTGTTGTATTAGATCGTAATATGTTAATTGCTAGCACAGTTTATTTTACTTTATATTATCAAGATGTTCCTGCTAATAGTTATGCTTTCAATTATGGCCTTGATTCTGCATTTGGTCCATATCCATTAAACTCTTTATTTACTACTATCTCAAGCACTATTAATAATGTTTCTGTAAATGCTAATACCCAAGATATCCTTGCATGCTTACTTCGTATGAATGATAATCCACTTATTTCTGAAACAAACACACGAACTGCATCACTTCCTGATTTTTATTATAATGATTATTCTGATGGTGAAGGTGCATCTAATAATCCATTAGGATCAATTAATCAATCAAGTTATGATGCCGTATATTTTGGTCGTGGATCTCTTCCATTAAAAGTTATTAGTGTTGTTCATAATATTGATGGTGGTGGTGTTGATACTGATCTTCAATCTACCAGTGAGAATGATACATGGGTTATTAAATGTTCTGTTGATATTGTTGAACCTTTCATTGCTCTTTCACCATTTACAAATAATGCAAAAAATCAAGAAGCTGGTTTATATGGAATTAATCAAATTTCAATGAATATTAATATTGATACATCATTACGACGATTCTGGCGTGATTCACGATGGACCGCTGGAACAACTAATTCAACACCTACTTATCTTAAAACTCCAACTGGTAGCATTGGTATTAGTCTTGGTGCGGAAGGTAGTGCAACAAATAACGGTATTGCTTTTCAAAATTGTAAATTACTCGCAAGATTTGTTTCAATGACTCCTGAACAAATTAGACGTTTAGGATCAAGTAGAAATTGTGTTCCATACATGGAATTTCCAAGATATTTATCAGTAAGTTCTCAAAATTCAACTATTCCTGCTATTGTTCCTGGTTCATCTAATGGAACAGTAATTACCCAACCAACAATATCGTCCGCAACACTTATTTCTAGTAATATCCAATTATCTGTTGTTCCTGATAAAATTATTATTGGTGTTCGTATCCCAATGGCAAATCAAAACGCTTCAAATACTGATTCATGGTTACCAATAACCAAATGTGTTGTTTTATTTAATTCTAATAGTGGTATTCTTTCAAGTGCTGAAATTTCTGATTTATATAAACTTTCTAGACGTAATGGATCATCTCAAAATTACTTTGAATTTTCTGGACTTGCAAGTAATAATCAACAAACATTGATCGTAGATGCTGGAGTTGTTGGGGCAACTATTGGAGGTTATAATCCTATTTATACTACTGGTTCTTTACTTGTGCTTGATCCAGTTCGTGATTTCTCATTAGATGACTGGCTTAGTGCAAGTTCTAGCGGTGCATTTAATTTCCAAGTTCAATTAACCGTACAAAATACTTATAAATTTCCAGTTCAACCTGAAATTATTATTATTACACAACAATCTGGTATATTTTCTACCACTGAAGGGGTCAGTGCTACTGAAGTTGGTATTCTTACTAAAGAGGTTGTTCTATCTACTAGAATGAATGAAAAACCTGAATCCATGCTTATGGAATCAGAATTTGAAAGACTTGTGGGTGGTCGTCGTCACATGTCTGGAACATTTAATTCAATGGCCCATAAAATGCATAATAAATATAATACTGGTTATACTGGTATGTCACATAAAGGAATGACCGCTGGGGCAATGTCTGGCGGTGTTGTATCTGGTGGAAGACTTGGTAAATATATCCGTTAATAATTTATAAAAATAAATTTATAATATAATAATATATATTATATTATATATATAATGCAAAAATCGCTTGAAAGAAGTAATCCACATAGAAGACATATTGCTGAATTAACTAATGATATTAATTTAGATTATGTTAATAGAATTAAAAATAAAGAACCTATTCATTTTGGTGGTCTTAAAAAAGAATTAATACAAAGATATGAAGGCGGTGCAATTGTGAAACCATCCAGTTATCAAGGCGATGTTATTCGTTCTTTTAATAATAAAAATGGAATTCCAAAACCTGATATGCATTTTGTGCCTGATACTCTTGCAACTGGAAAACCTATTCGTTTTAATGCAAATTTACCGAAGGCTATATCATCAGAATATAAAGCGGTAAAAAGTGTTGGTAACATGGAACTTAATGAGGATATAGCACAAGTTAAAGATTTAAGAGGGGATGATTGGGATATTATTAAAGATATGCCTATGAAAGAATTAAATAAATATCTTAAAAAGAAACAAGGAGCTAAATACCGTGCAGAAGCTGAAACCCATAAAGGAGTACAACGAAAAAGAATACAAAGAAGGGTAAAGGCTATTGAAGCAAATGAACCAGAACCATTTTATAATCTTGATTATGGATTAAGTAATTTATATAATGAACCAGAAATAAAAAAAACTAAAAAAGATAAAATAGTAGATTTAATTAATGATATTAAAAAGACTAAAATAAAAAAAAGTGGAAAAATTAATAATAATGAAATAGATGCATTAATTAATAAAATTAATAAAATTAAAAAAAAGAAATAATTAATTTATTAATATAAGTATATATAATGAGTAAAACGAAAATTGAACAATACCCGAATAGTTTAATGACAGTTTCCAAATTACTAACTAATCGTATGAAAAAAAACATGCCAGTAATTGCAAGAGAAAAAACTAATATCGAACGTAATGAATTTTATAAAAATAAAGAACAATATAAAAATAATATTGATGAAATTCTTGATAAAATTAATAATGTAGAAGTTTATTTAGATGAATTAATGTCAGTTGTTCAAGATCAAACAGCGCCAATTCCACAAATAACAACAATTTTAAGAAAAATTATGCAAGAATTAATTTTTATAAATAAAAATTATAAAAATAAAATAATTAAAAAATTTAAATCATATGATTTATATGATTTACAAGATATTGAAAATGAGAGTAAACAACTTATGGAAAAATGGAATGAATTATATAATAGTAATGAAATTGGTGTATATTTAATGAATAATGATGATGCTATTATACCATTACTAAATAAAATAAAAAATTTATTTAATGAAAATACAAATTTAATGAAACAAACATCACAAAAACAAATAATAGAAATATTACCAGCAGAACAACGAGGCGAGCAATATATAGGTGGTTATTTATCATCTATTTCTGACTCACTAGCATCTGAATATAGTATTAATTAAACAAAATTTATATATAATAATATAATCTATATATTATATATATGATATACCAAAATATTAATGATTTTAACAATAAACTAGGTAAAATTATTAATTTTATTTCAATTGAAGGTAAAACAACTATTCTTGGATCATCTATGTTAAAACCAATCAGATATAATAGTGATTATGATTTATCTACTGATATTAAAGGTGAGGCTAACATAAAGAATAAAATATATTTAAGATTTAAGAAAATATTCAGAATATCAAAAAAAGATAAAAATATATTTATTACTGATTTTAAATGTGGAATTGATAATAATGGCGATGCTTTAAGATGGAAATATAATGATATTATGAAAGGTTTTCAAATTGTTGATGATATAACATATTTCTTTGAAAATTGTCTTTTAATGAAATCTACAATTAAATTAGATATTGTTTATTTAATTAATGGTAAATTTAATGAATTAAGTGATAATTATTATATTAAGATTGGTAATAAAACTAATTTTGAACCAATAACTAAAAAATCAACAATTCAATCATTAAAAGATGATTATAAAGAATTAGTAAAAGAAAAGAAATTTTATAAAGCATTAAAAAGGGAATTTGTTATAATATTAACTAATAACATGAATGAACCAACCCCAAAAGATACCATGAATGAAAGACAACAAGAACTAATTAATTATTTTAATAGTGATGTAGGTATTCTTAATAAAGGAAGTAGTGATTTAAAAATATTATTAATATTACTTGAAGAACAAACATTTAGGAAAGTTTCATTAAAAAATATTAGGGAAAATTTACAAATAATAAAACAAAATATTAGTTATGCATTAGAATTAAATTTTACTAATAAATTAAATAAAGCAACATTAACAACAACCCCTAAAAAAACAATGATAAATATTATTAAATCAATTATTGAACGTATTGATAATTATATTAATAATGATGCTAAAAATGAATTCTTCTAATTTTTAAAAATAATCTAAAAAAAAATTTATATTATATATAGTATATATAATATAAATGTGTGATTTTAAATTAACATTTGAGGATGATGGACAAACAATCTGTAATATAAAAGGTACTAAACATACAGTTAGTTTATCAAGTAATCCTAAACAATCAACAGAAGAAATAGTTTTAGATAAAAATGAAACATTCACGCCGATGCCTAATGCATCTAAAGAACGTGATGTTTTATATATATTTGGTCAGTCTGGTTCTGGTAAATCATATTATGTATATTTATACGCTACAAATTATAAAAAATTACATCCTAAAAATCCAATATATGTTTTTTCAACATTAGATTCAGACAAAGAAGGTTTAGATAAGATTAAAGGTATTAAACGTATAAAATTAGATAAACAATTTACTGATGATGAAATGATTCCAATTGATGAATTTAAAAATTCATTAGTAATATTTGATGATGTTGATAATATAGCGGATAAACCATTAAAAAAAAAGGTATGGTCTTACATGAACACAATGCTTCAAACTGGTCGTCACTTTAAAATTACGATGGCTATAACGTTTCACGTGAGCGCTGGGGGGGCTGACACGAAAATGATTATTAATGAAGCGACACACATCACATATTTCCCCGCTACTGTTGGTGGTAGAAATTTAAAATATATGTTAGATTCATATTTAGGATTAGATAAACAACAAATGGCTAAAATTAAAAAATTAAATTCACGATGGATTACCATTGTAAAATCATATCCTAAAGTTATTTTATCAGAAAAGAATTGTTATATATTAAGAAATGATTAATATTATATGGAACTTATGGAAGTATTTTTACTATTATTTTTTATGAAATATATTATTATTATTATTTATATAAATTTATTATGTCAAAATACTTCCAAAAGTTCCATAATTAATTTTCAATTTCATAATCAGAAAAAGCAGTATATTCTGAATCATCATCACTATAATCAGTTTCATCACCATCATTATTATTATCATTAAATTCATCAACTAATTCTTCTATTAACTCACTATATGTTACAAAAAAATAAAATGGCTGTCTTGAAAAATAACACCCTTCTTTCCAATCTGGACGGGTACATGGTTTAGCATATTCATTTATTATATTTTGTATTTCTGGGGGAAATTCCATTTAATATATTATAATAAATATTTCTTTATAAAAAAAAAATATATAGTTATATATATATTATAAATGTCCCAGATTATCCAAGCATATTTCTTTAGTAATGAATTATTTAATGATAATGACATTGTAAAATGGCTTACTGAAAATAAATTACCAACTATTCAGAAGATAAGTCATCATAAATTTTATAAAAAAATTAAATTATATTCATTAAAAAAATTAAAATTAGAAGGTTATGATATAATATTTAAAGATTTTAAAACAGGAATTAAAATAAATCTAGCAGTTAAGCGACCTATTAAATCGTCTTTTGTTGAATTTAACTAAAATAAATATAATAATATTTAATCTAATATTATTATATATATTATGAAAATGAAAGGTGGTAAAGTTAAAACATTAGAAGTAAAAAAATTTGTTGAATCATCATATAAAGATAAAAAAACTGCTCCAAAAAAAATAGGTGATTATATTCTTGATGAAAAATTATCAAATAAAAAAGTGAAGGTTTATCACGATCCAAAACATGATAAAACAGTCGTAGCAAATAGAGGTACAGCATCAACAATTTCAGACTGGACTAATAACCTTAGATATGGTGCAGATGTAGCCACAGGAAATGTTTTTAATTTATATAATAAATCCGACCGTTTCCAACAGGCAAAAAAGACACAAAAAGAGGCCTTACGAAAATATGGTAAAGTTGATACAAATATTGGACATTCTCAATCTGGAGTTATTACAAGAAAATTAAATGAAAAAGGTCTAACTAATCAAGTTATTAATATTAACCCAGCAGGATTTTTTGAAACACCTAAAAAAAATGAATATTCATATAGATCTACATTTGATCCAGTTTCATCATTTACAACAGGGGCAAAAACAGCAAGTGATTTTATATTGAATCCTATTAAAGCCCATAGTAGCGAATTTTTAAATACTTATCATAAAAAATATTTAGGTGGTTCAATTGATGAACTTAAACAAGAGGCAAATGATCCTGAAATTATAGCAAAAGCAAAAGATTATATTAATCAAATTATTGATTCTAATTATAAAGATTATATTATTAAAGCAGTTGAAGATTATCTTAATTATGATAGAGATGAAAAGATAATTAAATATATTATGTTTAAAGAAAATTTAAAGATTTTTGATTTATTATATCCAAATCAAAGATATTTATATGAAGATAATAAACCTAAAGGAAAAGCACCAAAAAAAGAAAAAGTTGTAAAAGAAAAGAAACCTAAAAAAGAAAAACCTATAAAAGATGATACAAGAACACCAGCAGAGAAAAGGAAGGAAACTATGGCAAAAAAAGCACAACTTTTAAAAATAGAACGAATTAAAACGATGAATGAAAAAGCATTAATGATTATTAAACAAATAAATGATAGTAATTTTAATGAGTCATTATATCCACTCATTAGAACTAAAATAGATACATATGCAATGCCACAACTTGTAAAAGATACTATAATGGAAAAAGATCCTAAAATTTATAAAGAATTATATCCAATTAAAAAAAAGAAAGAAATTAATAGAGATGAACCATATAAACGATTAACACGAAAAGAATTAAAAGAAATTGCAAATCAAAAAATACAAGCATATGAGAAAGAAAAAGAAATAAAATTAAATAAACCTATTGTTAAAATTAATAAACCTATAAAAGATAATATTAATGAATTAATTGATAATATTAAAAATACTAATATTAATAAAAAAAGTAAAAATATTAATATTAATGAAATAGAAACATTAATTAATAAAATTGATAAAACAGTAAAAAATAAGAAAACTAAGAAAAATAAAATATTAGAATTAATTGATAAAATTAAAAATACTAATATTAAAGATAAAATTAAAAATATTGATATTAATGAAATGAATATATTAATTAATAAAATTGATAATATCATGAAAAAAAATAAACAAGAAAAAGATAAAATAGCATTACAACGATGGTCTGAAGCATATAATAAAAAATATTTAGGTAAAACACATTCACAATTAAAAAAAGAGAAAGAAAAAGAATTAAATAAAGAATCTAAACTAGCATTGAAAAAAATTGAACAAAGTAAAGAAGGTAAAACACTTTCGCAATTAATAAAAGAAGAAAAAAACCGCATGATTAAAGAGGCGGATAATGAATTTTTACAAGAAAACAATAAATATGTAGAATTACTTAATAAAAATTCATCTTTAAGTTTAACAGAAAAACAAATTTTAAATGCAATTAATCAACTTTATACAATAAGACAAAGCGGTACAATATCAGATGATAAAATTAAAAAATGGGGTGATAAATATGGTTTAACATATAAATCAAATAGAATAGGATCAAGAAATAGTGAATATATTAATAAACAAAGAAAAGAATATTTAGATTCTATTAAAAAATTATTTTTTAGTAATATCTAATATTTTATAATAATAAATGTCGTTAGTATTACATGCAATAATATTAAAAAAACCAAAATTTCAATCAAAAACTCAAGCTTTATTATATGCTTTGGATCATTTTCCAGATGAACAAATTAAAGGTTTTGTTCGTGAAACTTCAACTTCTTATCGTGTGAGAGTCATCCCGAAAACTAAATTTATTAAAACATCATATATATCTAAGGTTATTAATACATATACGACATTAATATTTGGAAAATTAAAATAATCTAATAATAAAATATATAGATTATTATATAATGAAAAATCACTTTGTAATGGTATACTTTGGAAATAAAAGATCAGAGGTTGAAAATCTTTATAATTTACTAAAGAATAAACTAGAGAATATAACAACAATCATCGAACCTTTTTGTGGGTCATCTGCTTTATCATATTATATAAGCACATTGCATCCTAAAAAATATACATATATATTAAATGATAATTCAAATTATTTAATTGAATTATATAATATATTAAAGGATGAAACTAAAACTAATGATTTTATAAAAAAATTGAATATTATTCATAAAAATATATTTACAAAAGAAACAGATGAATTAAAAAAGATTGAATATGATAAATTAAAACAAATAGATAATATATATCATTGGTTTTATTATAATAAAGTATTTTCTATAAGGCCTTCAATGTTTCCAATTAAAGAACAAAAAAGATTTATAACATATGATTTCATTAGATTATTAGAATTACCTATTATTAATTTTTTAAGATCTGAAAATATAACTTTTACTAATGGTTGTGCGATTGAATGTTTTAAAAAATATTGTGATACTCCATTTAATTTAATATTTTTAGATCCACCATATTTACAAACATGTAATGATTTTTACGAAAACCATAATGTAAACATATATGAATTTTTAAATGATAGAAGTATAGATACATATAGATCTATTATTTATATAATATTAGAAGATAACTGGATTATAAGATTATTATTTAATGGTAATAATATCATTCAAACTAATAATAAAACATATCAAACAACGAAAAAAAAAACAGCTCATTTAACAATTACAAATAATTATAATATATAAAATTAAATATATATTTATATAATATGAAAATATTTATTAGTTTAGATAAATCAACTAAACCTTTAAAGAAATATGTTTTTACATATAAAGATGATAATGATAGGATAAAAAAAATAAATTTTGGATCAAAAAATAGTTCTACATATATAGATCATCATGATAAACACAAAAGGAATAATTATTTAAATAGACATAGAGTTAATGAAGATTGGTCAGAAATAAATGCTGGGTCTTTAAGTGCTTATATATTATGGGGTCCAAGTATTAATTTATATGAAAATTTAATAATATTTTTAAATAAATTTAATATATTACATGATTTTAATAATGAAAATGATGATTATTAAACCATAGTTTTAGCAATTGCTTTATATGATTTACCATAAGCTTTAGCAGCTTTAGGAACTAAATGAATACCTTGTTTAGCAGTTGTATAGGCATAATCAGTCCATTTTTGGGCTTTGTTAATTCGTGAGATTTTACCTCCTTTCATTTTGTAATAACTTGCTTTAGTTCGTGGATCTCTCATTGCTTGTGGATAGTTAATTCCAAAATCTGAAGCGCATTTTTTAACATGTTGTATCCAAGGTGATGACATTATATATATATATATATACTATATATATTAAATTAATTTTTTTTATTTTTTCTTATTTTTCTTATATTCATCAGCCTTTTTACGAAATGCTAGTGCCTTTTCTTTATCAGTTTTAGATTGTATTAAATCTTGTTTCATAGCATTTAATACTTTTTTCATTAATTTATTTTTTCTAAATTCATCAGCCTTTTTTTTATTATTTGATTCTTTATTTTTATTATATTTTGTTTCATCAAATGGATTTATATTAGAATTATGAATAAGTGAATTTAATTTATTTCTAATATGTATGACATCTTTTCCAATTGATTCATTCATACTAAATTCATTATATAAAGTATTCACCTCTTTCCTATCTTCTGGTGATAGTTTTTTATTTCCGAGTATATCAATAAAATCCATTATTTCATCCCTAATCTCTTTATTGGCTTTCTTCCATTTTGCTAGTTTTTCTTTTGTAAATTTATTTTCAATTAATTGGGGTGCTTCATTATATGTTTTGTCTTCTTGTGACATATTACTAAAAGAAAATTGTGATGGATCTTCAGATGAAAGAATTTTTTTAGTATCTATTACTCTTTTTTTAGGTTCAAAACCTTCATGAAAATTTATTTTTCTTTTTATTAAATCGTAATATCCAACGCGTTCAAATGGTAAATCATTTTTAATTGAATATATATCACTAGTTTCTAAATTTCTGAGAAAATAAATACCCCTATATTTTAATAATTCATAATCATTTATATCTTCAAATGTATCAACATTAAAGGGTTTATCAATTATTGGTTCTTTAATTTTTTTATTAGTTTTTTCTTTTTTAATAGATTTAATTTTATTAATTAATGTATCTATTTCATTAATATCAATATTTTTATTTTTACCTTTAATATTAGTATTATTAATATTATCAATTAATAATTTAATTTCTTTTGATATTTTAATTTTATTTGATGGTTTCATTTGTTTTATAATAGATTTAATTCTATTAATTAACATATCTATTTCACTATTATTACTATTTAATACTCGTGGTTTAAAACTTTTTTTAATTATATCATTAATTAATGTTTCGATCTCATTTGATGTACTCTTTTTAATAATTGGTTTATCTGTTTCAAATGATAAATTAGGTTTTTTCTCTTTTTTCAATTTTACATTTGAAAAATCAATACCACTTTCTTCTTGTATAGGATTTATCTGATTAAATAATATTTCTTTCATTTCATTTTTATCATTTAATAAATGAAAATATGGACTATTAATTATTGGTTTCATATAATTAAGTAATTCATTAATAATATCATTTTTAGTAAATGCGACACTGTTTTTAGATAATTTTAATTTCCTATCTTTCATCATCTGTTTTAATTTTGGCATTTTTTCTGCTTTTAAAAATGCTTGTAAATAATCTATTAGTGCTTTTCTTTTATTTGTAATTATCTCTTTTCTTGCTTTTTTCATTTCTACATCTGTTGGCATGGTTGTATCTATATTATTATTTATATTATTTTTTGAAAAATTATTATTAAATATATTATTCATTAATATATATATTTAATATTCCTTTAAGTCATTTTAGAAAATAATTTCTATATAAGAAAATTTATAATTATTGTAATAATATATTATTATCATTAGATTCTATATAATTTATATGAATATGACTTAATAAATGACGGGCTTTATTACTTCTTGTATAATTTACACCACAAACACATCGGCATTTTTCTTTCTTTTGATTAATTATTTTTTCCCTATTTACTAGATAATATTCTTCTTTAGTTTGCCCTGCCATCTGTTTATTTATTGCATTTAATTCCTTGATGTATTTACCTTCAATTTTATTTGTTTCTTTTCTATCATTTGTTTTTACTGTTTCTAATAATTCTATTTTACATGATTCAACTCCATATTCATTAAATAATAAATATGATGATGTAAAATTAGTATT